ATTGAACACAAGTGGGCCTTCTCCAGTTACGCTATCCAAAGTTGTTCCTGCTCCTTTTGCACTTATAACTTTAACCCATTTATAACTACTAGCACCTTTTGCTTTGCCATCACTAGTTAATAATCCTTTGCCAATAAAAAAGAAGCCTGCGGGCGGTTTAAATTTTAATAAAGCACCTGCCTCTACATACTTTAATGAACCTCCTGTAAAAGTACCTACTTGAAACGGAACATCATTTAAATTCTGTAATAGTCCTGTAGAACTATTTGTTGTTTTTGTAGACTGTTTAAATCGTGCATTTAGGTCACTAACAATAATTTTAGCATAATTTCCAAAGTAGTAATTGCTTATTGCTCTGCTTTTAATTATAGGTAAAATTGTATTTTCTATATTCCCTTCAATGTCAGTTTGTGTTGCAAACGTAAATGAAGTTTTATTTTCATACTGCTCTTGATACAGTACGCCATCTGATCCATATAAATTTGTACTAGAGTATTTTCCAGTAACATCTTTTAAATCAAAGTATCTGCTAATACCACTTGTTGTCCTATTAGTAGATTTAACTTTTACAATCTCTTGATTTGTTGTAAGAGGAACAATATTATAATCTTCGCCGGTGACCATTCTATTTTGTGTATAGTATGTTTGCGGAGCATTTGATCTAATACTAGCTGTAGATTCGCTTGTAGTTGCATTGTTAACTGCTTCTTTAAGTTCAAGTCCTAGAGTAAGTGTTTCGGTTGTTCCTGCTTTGCTTACGTATGGTAAACTTACTGTTATATTTGTAAGTTCAGCAGGTGCTATATTAAGTGTTTTATTTGCACTTGTTCTATAATAAATCCTAAATGAACCAGTAGGTAAATTTCCAAATGTTCCGTCAGCAAAAACTAAACTAATTTCATCATTGCCTCTAGTTTGCACTACATAATAATCTTTAATCTTTTTAATTAAACTGTTGTAAATTGCGTTGTTACCTTCAGTTGAATTTACTTGTGTCCAAATTTTATCTGCAAAACCTTGTGTGTCTAACCCGTACAACCAAACATCTGTATCGTTAATATTTTGTGCCTCAATAGCAATCTTTTGATTAGCTGATGGACTTGCAACATTAAATTCATTAGATTGCATTTTTCCTTGTCTAAAATGTAAAAAATATCCGGAGTTAGAACTGTTAGCGCCACGCCCGTCTTCTCTATACAAAAATGCTAAACTAGTTCCTGGAACAGGATTTTCTTCAATAATATTATTCAACTCTGTATCAATACCTGTTGATACAACTTCAAACTGCGTAGGTGAGCCGTTCACTGCTTTTGTGAATCCAAATATAGGAACATCATCTTGTCCGCCATTAACTCTATATTGCTGTGTTAGGACACCATTTATAACTTTACTTTGTGCAGGCTTACCAATTGTTCCGTTTTGCGGAAGTGCTGAATTAAGCACACGTCTAAATTGTTCTGCCCAATTTGAGTTACTAGGATCGTTCCATATAATTGTTTGTTCAGCTAAATTACTGCCGTTGCTATCTACGAGACTTTCAGTTGTGCTAACTGTTTCAAATTTTAATAGACCGTTTGCCGCCTGGTTACGTCTTGGATTGTATGAAAGCATACGTGCTAAACGTAGAACTGATTCTCTACGTTCTGCTAATTCTAAAAAGTTTTCTCTTGCGTTTAGATCAACTCTATAACTTATATTTTGTCCTAAAAACGCAATCATATCGATTAATGCAAGATACTCTGATGTATCAATATAATCGTTAAAATCTTCTGGGTAGTTTTGCCTTAGATAGGTGATCATTGCACGTCTTAACGTGTCAAAATCATAGCTACGAAATTCTGCATTCCGATAGCTTTGGTATACTTTTGTCCAATCTTCTGCAAGTAGCAGTCTATTTTGTCTGTCGGTTGATGACATTGATTATCCTTCTATAAGCTCTACTGTATTTATTACAAACGATAATACTAGTAGTTAATTGTGTCACACCAATCCAACATTTTTATCAAATTGTAGCCTTAAACTTTCGCTAATATTATAATCTAAGTACATTAACGTACATTCAATTTGTAATCCTGATTCGAATTCAGTTACTTGTATTGCTGTAGCTCTAGTTCTAGGATCATAATTCACAATATTTGTTACATTTGTTGTAATGGCATCTTTAAGTTCTGTAGTTAAAGGTTCAAACAATGCGTCCCATATAATACAACCAAACGTTGGGTCGGATAGTTTTTCTCCTTGTCGAATATTAAGGTGATTAAGTAGATTTTGCTTAATTAATGAAATATCAAACTGCTGGAACGTGTTGTTCTCTGGATTGACTGTGCTGAATCCCCTATAGGCTTTTTGCTTAATAGGTGGGGCTTTTTCTCTTTTAGGAGTTACTTTAATTGTTTTGTATAAATCTTGCGCCATAATAATATTTACCTATTCTAAGGACCAGCAAAAACTGTATCGCTTCCTGTTGAAACACTTGTACAAGCTGTTATAGCATCTCCTACTCGTCCTACTCCTTTACCATTAGCAAATACTTCCGTACTGCCTGTTGTAATAGGCTTTGCATGTGTACCGCACGGTGCTGGTGGAACATCATGAGATGTGTTGTTATCGTCTTGTCGAGATACTCCTGTTCCGTTTACAAATACATCACCACTACACTCATCTCTTTTTGGTGTTGAGCAATGTGGAACATCTTCGTCAACGCTATCACCCCTACATACTGCCGGCACGTTCAATCTCCATTAATTTTTGTAATTTTGAATTCCATTGTTCTATTTCTTGGTGTTGTTCTTCAGTGTGCGGACCTTCAGGAATTTCAGGTCTAAACTTAATTACATGATCAAACTCATTAGGTATATCTTCAAAGTTATTAAATGTTTGAAGTTGTCCATCTATCATTATAACAAATTCATGCATTAAAATGGTCCTCCTGATGCAGGTGTATCTATTGTTGCGGATCCTTCACCAGTATCAATTGCTGTTGGTGGTGTTACATCAGCCAATGGTGTCAAATCACCATTTTTAATTTGTTGCCAAAGTCCTTGACCTATTTCTATTCTCAGTGGTGTCTTTGATCCTGGATTAGCGTAACCAACAGCATTTTGAAATTGTTTTCCTAGACTAGTAAAATTAGTATCGGTCCAAGTAATAAACCTTGCCTTTGGTCCTTTGGTCAAATAAGCAACTGCTAGTTTACAAGCAACTTTAGGATCATTTGCTAATTCTGGATTTTTGTAAATATCTACTCCAGCAAATCCTCCGTATAATTTATAATTGTCTGTACCAGTCAATTGGATAAGTCCACGTCCTCTATATCTCCAACCATCACCAGTTTCAGGTCCGCCGTTGCCCATTCTACTTCCATATACAACACTTCCTATTTCAACAGGCTTTCTATGTAAATCTTCAGATAATTGATAACCTCCAGGCTTCTTAAACATTCTAAATGTAGCTCTTAATCCTTCAGAACTATAATTTAAATTTTCGCTTTGCGGTTCATAATTACTTTCTGCTTTAATTTGGGCAATAGCCATAGCTAATGCTTCTCCTGCTCCTCCTTCTACTGCTCCGCTTTGTAATGCTTTAACAGGATCTAACCCTAAGCCTTTTATAAGTTCACTTAAGAAAAATCTTTGTGACTCTCGTCTTGATATTGGTTCTAAAGGTTGTGTTCCAACTTTGCCGTCATCGTTGCTTTTGAATACTTTGTCTATTTCAACAACTTTTGGATCTGAGTCTCCTGCTCTAAACACACCAGAAGTGCTGTTACGTTCTGGCATATCTGAATCTTTTGTTAAAGTTGGAGATGATTGCCTTAAAGAAGGAGATGATTGAATAATACTTTCTGTTGACCCTGGAGTATGTCCTGTTGGATTATAACTTTCGTGTCCTGACCAAGGTTCATGTAACGGAACACGTCTCGGAGTGGCCGCTTCTGCGGCTTCGCCTGCTCTTGTTGCATCTGCTGTTACTCGCAATGGATTTCCGTCAGCATCATTTAAAACTGTACCAGTTGGATCTAATACCTGATCTCCATCATCAACTACAGCATTTGTAGCTGGTTTTGTAAATGTGTCGCCAATTGAATCAGCGCCATCTGCTGATGTAGCTGGAGAAGATGCCGTATTCATATGTATGGCAGTAGGTGCTGTCTCAAGATGCATGGCTCCTGACTTTATTTCAGTGTCTACGCCAGCATCTAATTTATTATTAGTTGTGCTTTTAATTTGTGTGTTAGCGCCACTTGTAAATTTATTATCGCCTACAGTATTTAAATTAAACGCTCCATTTACAGTCTGTCTATAATCACCAACTACTTTACTATGCAAGTTTGCGTTTATAGCAATATGTCCATCTTGGCTGACTTGTAAGTTATAATCTCCGGCTATAGTTGACCTTTGCGTTCCGGCAATTTGAA